CCTACCGTTACTTCACAAGCACCCGTTGATCCGGTAAGAATGATAGTATCAACCCTGTAACCATTAACTCTTTTCATTACACCTAACGCACCTTTGCACTGAGAGATGGTATTGTCCATATCAGCGTCTACCACATCGCCAAGCACATAATTATATGCCCGGTCATTACCTACTATGCCATTGTAAACATGATATTCGGATTCGGTAATCTCGTCAAAATCTAACCTACTTACCTGAACAAGTTTCGCAGACGGGTCCTTCCCAAAGGGGTTATTCATCAGTACATACTCAGCGAGTTTCTTAAACGGTCCCTTGTGTTTACGAGTCTTTACAAGTATCTCATCCGAGGTAGCATAAAAACGGACATTCTTAACGCCTACCCTTACATTATCGGCATAGTCTGAGTTATAGATGTAGATTGTATAAGACCCGGCAGCCGGAAGTCCTGTAATGGATCTTCGCCATGTATTCCATGAACTGAATCCCAAAGGGGCATCTGTCTCAACTGTTATTAATCCTGCGGTGTTTTGCCATATAGCCTCAACATCATCCTTTTCAACAAGCCAGTAATTTGAATCGTCACATTTTATCCTGACATAAAACTTAACCCCTGTCTTTGCAATCAGTTCATCATTCTTAGTCATAAAGTCAAACTCGAAGTTAAAAACATCGTAAGTAGATATTATCGCTTCGGTTCCAAATGACTGATAGATGTAATATAAAAGATCAGGATAGGTATTACGGTTATAGAGATAAACCCCGTTCTTTTCACCTGGTACTATTTGTCCAATGTGGTATATTAAAGAGCTTGCCGATTTATTCCAGAATTGAAAATCTGCTCCGTTCCATGAGTCGGAATCAAAATCATAATTATCAAGCCATGACTGCCGGTTGCCGTAATTCTGATAAGAAGATACTTTCTTTGCTGGTGCAGTTATCATCAACCTTCCACCCGGTATCTGAATCCTCCTTGCTGATGGGTGAGTGGTTTTTCTTTTAAGAAACTGATCCGGGTTTAACGTGATAGCTGTCTTTGTCGTGTCTCCAGTGAACCATCTGCCATAAACAGTAGTATCTAATAACTCCAAAGGTCTGACAATACAGAACACCCCGTCCTTTTGTCGTATGATAGCATTATACTTCCTTAATATCTCTGAAAGAACTTCATAACAGTAATAGTCTTTAAATACATCCCTGTCAATCTTTATCTGGTCAAAGGGGCTATCCGAAGCCGTGGATAACATATTGTCTTCGTAGATATTGACGTATTCCTTAAACTCCGTGAATCCTATCTCTGCCAGTATATCAAGGATGATAGCCGATTCAAGTTCATGGCCGTTATAATAGGTTATGGTTTCCTCTCCCTCGATATAAGCTATGTTGTCGGCAAATAGTATGTTTTCAAGTATTGAAAGCCCATCAGTAGCTGTGATGCTTACAGCATAAGGCACCGGCTCATATACTTCAGCGTAGTTCTGTGTCTCAACGTAACCGCTCCAGAATAAAGACTCGTTACAATAAATATTAACTGGGTAGTGCATATCCTCGACAGAGTAAAGGTCAAGGAGTGCAAAGTTCGTTTCAGAATAGACTTCAAACGTGGCCCGTGAGGGACGCATCGGGTCGAATACATCATCTGACTCGTTGTCGTAAGCAAAATTAAGCGGGTTGCCAGTGGCTTTCAACAGAGTATAGTCACCCGTGAAGTCTGGGTCCTCTATTGAGATCCGCCACTCGACTTTTTGCAAGTCAGAAAATTCTATTCTCCACCTCTCAGCCATTACGTCTTAATGCCAGTGCTATGTCTTTACCTTTAATTGCCCCTACTACATTCACATTCATCGGTTGGCTCTGGAACCCTCCAAGCCCGCCCGTTGCCTTGCCGCCAAGCCCCATGTTCCAAAGGTTCTGCGTTGCCATTGTTGCAAGTCCAGAACCGGGAAATAATGCACGTATTAGTCCAAAGATGACAGCCTTTGCGAGATACTCGGCTACTAACCGCTTCATCCCGTCAATCATCGTCTCAACCATATTGGCGAATCCGTTCTCCGCAGATGTGAACAGCGTGTCAAAAGAGTTAGTAAGAATGTTGATAGCCTCACCCTGAAGCATTAAAGCGTCGGTCATATCCTCAACGGGCTGTTTGAACTCCGGCCCCTTCATTAAATTGTTCTGTACCTTTTGAAACTTTGCGTAGTCATCCCAAAGTTTCTGCCATGAGTTATCGGTTGTTTCAGTAAATCCCTTTGGTACGGATAACATCTCAATAAGGGGGTTTGCTTTTCGTGTTTCAGGTAGCTTTGATAATTGGTCTATCCTCTTTTGTAGAGCATCAATAACCTGAAGCTGTGTGGCAAGTCCTCTCTTGTCAGCTATATCAATTTGCTCAAGATTTTCCTTTTCTAACTTTAGCTGTTCGTTAAGCGTGGCAATAGTCTCAATCTGCTTCCCCATATTCTCAAGTGGCCCGCCCGCAGACTCACCACCCGAATACATATTGACAGCCTGCTGTTCTGCTAAAAACTCTTTTGCCTTGCGGTATTCTTCAAGATTTTCATGGGTGGGTGATTTCCAACCAATCAGCGGAATATCTGAATCTTGCAAAACCTTCATGTAAGTAGTAAGGTCTTGGAAAAATTCTTTTAACCCACTATTTATAAGAAAATCTCCGGCTGCAAGTTTTAAATCACTCCATGCTGTTGCAAGTTGAGCAATAGATGTGGCTGTTGTATCTGCCACGTCACCCATACTTCCAAGTTCTCGCTGAATAATATTACCGGATGCTATGCCAAAATCCCCGACTTTCGCTATCTCTTTTTGTAACTCAACAGCCGAAATCCCCAAGTTATCCATTACGAGAACTGACTTACGCCCTATCCCCGTAATAATGGAGTTAACAAGATAATCAACCGATTCTCCGGTTTGAATAGCCCGCTTTGTGGCAAACTCAAAATAGGTAGCAAGCTGGTTAAGGGGTATCTTAAAGTTACGTGCTTGAACCGCCTTTCTCATCAACTCAAGATCGGTAACAGTTCCCCGTGTGGCAGTCCGCAGGTTCTGAAGTAAATTAGGCTGGTTAAGGTTTTTAAATGCTTGCGAAACCCCCTCGACCTGTGCAGCCAGTTTTATTCCTTCGGCTACAAAACTTGTAACGGCAGACACAGTGAAGGCAGCACCAATCATGCCACCAAGCCTCTTGAACCCGGCATTTAATTGGCTGAGATTACCCTGTGCTTCCTTCAGCCCACGCTTAAACTCGCTGTTATCGAGTCCGAGCCTCGCCTTTAATTTCTCGTCTGCCATTTAATCTTCTTCCTCCACTCTTTCATTTCCTCGTATTCTTCCCTGCTTATCAGGTCAACCTTTGGGGTGTCTTTGTCGGTGTAAAGAACCATCACATCCCGGACATCAACGGGCTGGCTCCCTTCCTTGCGGTAAACATTCATAAGGATCGCACATTGTAATCTTTGCAACTCCTTGCGCCTTGCCTCCCTTGTCTCGTAACCTTTACAGGAAAGTTCTATCTCCTCAAAGGTCATCCTCCAGAACTCCGCAGGCTTCAGCCCTACCTCCCCGACACAATAAGAAAGAACCTCACGCCACGTTACTTTTTTTTTACCTCACTGCCCTTTGCCAGTTCGACAAGGGAGAACCCCAGCATCTTGGCGTTGACGACAGCCGTCTGTAACTCCGTAATAGCACCCTCGGTGTTATCCAGCAGATCCCCGAACCTGTACTCATTGACCATAGCCTGTTCGCCCCGGCTCCGCATCGCTGACACATGGGCAAAGTAAAATAACTCCCGGAGTTTGAATATGTCCGGGGGCTTCCCTTCACTTCCGAATATCCCGCTCTCGGCTATCTGCCAGAACTCTATCTTATACTTCTCGCAGAATAAGGCATACGCATTTGAACCAAACTGAAACGGTAAACGCTCACCACCGAAATCGACCTCTATATAACCGCTTAGTGTGTTCATACTACGATGTTGCTACTGTGCCTTTTTCAAGTTTCCCATCTCCTTGTAATGTGCCTGTGAAAGTCACAGCATCATTATAAGATGCACCAACGGTAAGACCGGACGCATTAGCATAGCCCTTGAATACAAGCCCTCCTCCGGTGCCGTCAATGACTGCCATTTCAAGTAGTAACCTTGTGTCACCCACTATCGCATCAAAAATTTCCTCTGCGTTCATAGGATCATCAGGATCATATAACCCGTCAACTGATACGTTCCAATCCTTAGAACCGTAAAGGCTCTCCCCCCATGCGTCACTGTCCTTCGTGGTAGTGTCGATGGTTTGACTGTTCACGGTAAGGGTGAAACTTTTAGTTGCACCAATGGCAACACCCCCCACCAAAACCAACATTTTCTTCCCGCTTAATTTTGCCATTCTTACTCCTCCTCTAATCTGAATTTAATAACTATTGACTTCATTATAACTATTTCATTATCAAATAATACTCTTTGTGTTGCTATACTTCCTACCATTATGTTAATCTCTCCATATCCATCTATTCCACCCACATCTGAACCACCCGACCCTGCCTCGGTAATCGGGTCAGCCGTTATCAGTTCCAGTATGTCCTCAGATAAGGAATTGACCATTTTATAGCTTGCGTCATTACCGGAATAAGAGGCGTAAACCTCAATATTGACAGAATTTAAGGTTATACTACAGTCCTTTGTCGATTCGTCGGCTTCCATGTACTGTTCACCAAGCACTATAAAGGGCTTCGCCACATTCTGAGGTACAAACGAATAGCAAGG